TAATATGGCTGATACATTTTTACGCGGTATGGGTGTATATGGTGCTGCAGCGTCAACTGTAAAAAATATGATCTTTGAGATTATTAAGCAAGAAAAATCTAAGCGACCTAATTACACGGAAGTTGCTATTCAATCTACTTCAATTTCTCCACCAATCAATTCTAAATTACGAAAACTAATTTCAGCTGGTAAAACTTTTACTTACAAGCAATCAAAAGAAAAAGTATTTACAGAAGGTTTTAGTTTAGAAAATCCAGCATTTTTAGCCGCGGGTCAAGTTTTATCTGCTGGTATAAATTTGCCTGCTGATAGAATGGTTTTAAAATTAGACCATTTAAAAACGGCTATGGAACCTGAAACAGAATTATGGCAATCAATAGCATTAAGCTTAGGTTGGTCTGAATGGGATTTAGGTATGATTGAAAAACAAACTAAGTCAGCAAAAAAACCTGTTAAAAAAAATAAAAAAAGAAGCATTAGAAAAAGAACGCTTAGAAAAAAATAATAAAATCAAATGGAAATATCTAAACATATATCTTATAAAGAAGCAACAAAATCTAATACAGCAACAAGGTTAGGCATTGATAATACACCTGGCGATTATGAATTAACTAATATGCAAACTGTTGCTGAAAAAATATTTGAACCATTAAGAGCATTTGTTGGAGGACCAATTAAAATAAATTCATTTTATAGATGTGAAGAATTAAATAAAGCAATTGGCGGGTCTTCTCGTTCGCAACATTGTGAAGGTAGAGCTATTGATTTAGATGATACTTTTACGCATGCTACAAATGCCGAAATGTTTAACTATATAAAAGAACACTTAAATTTTGATCAATTAATATGGGAATTTGGGACAAGCGAAAATCCAGATTGGGTTCATGTAAGTTATGTATCAGAAGACCAAAACAGAAACCGTTGTTTAAAAGCGGAAAAAGTAAACGGTAAAACGCAATATAGCGTTATTTAAAAACAAATAAAGTGGAAGAAATAAGAATCTATTTTGTAAATTTAAGTGCATTAGCATTCAGTTTTAGTAACTTAGACCCCATATTAAAAACTTCAGTTTTAATTTTATCTATTATATATACTAGTATTGGGATTTATAACAGATTAAAAAACAATGGCAAAAATTGACATTAATGGAGACGGCAAGGCCGACTTCAGTATTTCTCCGACACAAGTTGTCAGTTTTCTAGCAATGTTTGCATCAATTATTGGCTCTTATTATACTTTAAGTGCTAGGATTGAAGCAGCAGAAGCAGAAATTAAAAAACAAAAAGTAAATACAGAAAAATACACTTGGCCTGCCCAAAGAAATTTAGAAGCTGATTTTCAAGAAATAAAACTTGAAATGCGTGATTTCATGAAAGACCTTGAGTGGATACAACGCGAAAATGAATCAAAAAAGAAAAGATAATATGGAAAATCCTTTTAAAAACAAAGAACTTAGAGGCTATATTGGAGCGGCAACCGTATTTATTTTAGTTATGGGATTGCTATTATTTTTAGCATTTTTTGAAATACCAGAAACAAATAACGATATATTTAAGGTTATCGTAGGTATGCTAGTTGGTTCTTTATCTGTAGTTATATATACCTTTATAGGTAAAAACCCAGAAGAGGTAGAATCGCTTAAGGCTAAAAATGAATCATTAGAATCACAAGTAGCACAAATAGTTTTAGAAAAAGATAAGCTTGAAAAAATGCTTAGAGAGTATCAATCTGAAGTAATTGATAAACTTGCATTGTCTGGTAATAATTTTGAGTTTAAAACTAAAAAATAATAAATGAGTAGCGCCAATATACATATTGACGGAGATGGGAAACCAGACATGAAAGTAGATTTAAAAACTTTAATAGCTATAGCAATGGGATTATTTTCTGTTGCAGGAGTATATTTTACTTTACTTTCGGAAATACAAGCCTTAGAAGTTTCGGTAATGCGTATGGAAGCTGAAGTACGAATGAATAATGAATTTCGTGTTAAATGGCCTAGAGGTGAATTAGGAGCATTACCGGATGATGCTGAGCAAAATCTAAGACTACTTTATATAGAAAAAAATGCTGATAAATATTTTTCTGATATTGATGAAATGAAACTTAAGCTAAAAGAGCTTGAGGATTGTGTTACAAAATAAAAAAAGGGGCCGCAAAGCCCCTTAATTTTTTTATCCATCACAACTTAAACAATCTGGATCCATTGCTTTAGCAGCAATATCTCCTCTTAAAACGGATTCAGTTCGGGTATAATATAAAGTCTTTATACCTCTTTTCCATGCTTCTATATGCACTTGATTAATCCACCTTGGTGTAGCCTCACTGGGGAATGCTAAGTTAAGGCTTACTGATTGATCAATATAATCTTGTCTAATGCCAGCTTGACGTATTAATTCAAGTTGGTTTATTTCTTTAAAGGTTTTAAATACATTCTTTACAGGCTCACCATCTGTTTGGGTAAGTCTTCCAGCTTCATCGTAAAACCATCCATCGAGTTCTTTAATTCCTTGAACGGATCCACCGTCTTCAAGAATTTTATCCCAAGTTTCTTTAGTGTCAATTCCAACTTTTCTTAATACTTTTCTAAGTTCTTTATTCTTTCTAATAAATGTACCTTTTGCTGATTGCTCAGTAAATACATTAGCAGCCCAAGGTTCAATACCTGGCGATACATTACCAGCTAATTTGCTGTTTGAGACAGTAGGTGCAATAGCACGGAGATGAGTATTGCGCATGCCAGTGCCAGCACACCATAAAGGTTCCCCATAAATTTCTGCCAACGCCCTTGAGGCTCTTTCGCTTTCGATTTTAATTTTTGAAAATATTTCACGTGTTTTAAATTGTGCTAATAGCCCTTCAAAAGCTATGCCATTTTTTTGTAATAAACTATGCCAGCCAAGAACACCTAAACCTAATGCTCTACCTTTTACAGCGCTTCGTACAGAATTTTCAAAGCCTCGCATATTTTTTGCTCTTTGAATAAACTCTTCAAGCACTCCATCTAAAAACCATATGGCATCATATACTAAATTAGTATCTTTCCACTCATCATATTTTTCTAAATTTAATGAGGACAAACAACAAACAAAACTATGCGACTCATCAGTATGCAATACAATCTCACTGCATATGTTTGTCATATGGACTTTGAGCCCGTTTGACTTATATGCAGCTGGGTTATTCTTGTTTGTATTTCCCTTAAAGAGTATATAAGGCTCTCCAGTTGCCTTACGCTTTTGGAGTAGCTTGGACCATTTGCGTCTAGCGTCTGAATCGCCGTTTTCAAGTCTTCGCATAAACTTGTCACCGACCACAGCGCACTGGTGGAGATTGAGTGACTGTCTGTTAACGTCTCCTTTAGGTTCGCGGATCTCCAACCACTCTTCAAAGTCGGAGTGATCAATATTGATGTTAACTGACGCAGCTCCGCGCCGGACAGCTCCTTGATTAGTGGCAAGTATAGTTGAATCGTAGATTTTGCAAAACGGGACCACTCCATCAGATGTTCCATTACCTGTAATTTTAGCTCCGGCAGGACGAATCATATTAATTCCGATACCAACTCCCCCGCCGTGTTTAGCTAGTAACATCATTTCTAAATTCTTTTGGCCTATATCTTGAATACTATCAGCAACATCTATACCAAAACAACTAATAGGTAATCCTCTATCTGTGCCTGTGTTAGATAGTACTGGTGACGCTAAACAAAGCCAACCTTTCCATATGTAGTCAAAAAACTTTTCAGCAAGTTCTGGTTTATATAAACGTCTCGCAACAGAATTGCTAACACGCATATAAGCATCTTTAGGAGATTCCCCTTGCAATAAGTAACCACCCGCGATAGTTTTTTTGTATACATCGGTGTCACCCCAAACTGGATAGTCTTCACCTTTTTTCCAATCATTGTTCCAGCTTGTCATTATTCTCTTTGTTTTCTTTTAACTCTTTTGTTAATTCTTCTATTGCCTTTTCGTAATCTGGGAACTTCTTGATTAAACTCATCGTCCCAATAGAAAGATCCTTTAGATTTGCCATTTCTTGTGTCATTTGTTGAATCACGGAACCAAGGATTTCTATCTTGTTCCTCATCTCTATAAGCTTGTTTTCTTTCATTATACATTATATAAATAAATTAAATACCCAATTGTAACATTTATATTGACTGCTACTAAATTCCATTGTTTGGCTACAAATACTTGAGGCATTGATAATATACCGCCAATAACATAAGTAATACCACCAATTGTACCATAAGATAATAAATGAGGAGACATCATAATAAATGCAGTTCCCATATATCCTAATCGATTTGCCAATCGTTCTTTAGCGGATAGCCTTTTATCATGCACTAAAGCTCTTAAAAATCTTTGTTTAAATCTGTATTCACATTTTTTACAAGTGCGTTTACCATATCTAAACTTGTCTGTAGATTTTTCTTTATGGCATTTATTACACTTTCTCATTACCAAATGTCTTCAAAATCTTCACCCTCATTTGCTTTGGAATAATCAGTTGGGCGAATAGCAAAAAAGTCAGTATGAGTAAGCCCCCCGGTAAGATGATAGAACCAGTCAAGATTTGTTGCTGCTTCTTGGTCAAACGCAAAGTATTGTCCGAGGTCAAAGTAACCAAGTTCTTGTAATTTTTCATTGAGTCTTTTTCTAATGAATTGTTTAAGATCGTAGGATTTAAGGTTTTCAATATCTCCTTGTTCGAACATTTTGTCAATATATTTTTCTTCTGCATCTAGCATTGCTTTAGCCGCACTAACAACATCATCTCTACAATCTTCTAATAAATTAGGCATTTCTTTACACATATGCCGAAATAATTGGCAACCCATTTTAGAATGCAGCGATTCATCGCGAACACTCCATTTCATTTGTTGCCCTATTCCTTTGAGAAGATTACGGAGCTGAAAGCTATAAAGAACAGCAAAAGCAGAATACAAACTAACTCCTTCTGCGAATGCACTAAATATTGCAAGGCTTTTTGCAATCCCAACTGGGTTATTTCCATTATAACTGACTAAATTATCAAAGCGCTCCATTGTCGCTTCATCTTGTAAAAATGCTTCAAAGTTTTCTAAACCTAATGTTTCATTTAAATAGCTGTATGCTACGGCATGGATTGTCTCTTGACTCCCAAACATCATTGCCATTTGTTGGATTTCATGCTTAGGAAACCATGATACAACTTTTTGTGTCCAATAATCAGATACCGCACACTCAGTTTGCGCAAATCCCAAAAGTATATTTCCAACCAAATTTTTTTCTTCTGGTGTAAGTTTTTCATTCCAGTCCTTAACGTCACCTGACATTGGTATCTCCGTGTGCAACCAAAAAGCTTGAGCTTGTTTAAGCCAGCCTTCAGTATAATACTCAGGGTATTCAAAAGGCTTGTACGGTATTCTTTCATCAAATAATCCCATATTAATTATCTATTTCTAAGCAAATATCTATAAAAGGTAAATAAAATACGTGTTGTTTATAATCTATTTCCACGTAAGTTCTAACGCCAAAAAGTATTCCTGGATAAAATCCGATACTAAGTTCCCAGTTTCTCATTTTCCTTGACCTTTGTATTTTTTTAAATAATTTTTTGAGCTTTTACTATTAGAGCTCTTAGTTTTAGCGTGCACACCAGGGCGTTTTATTTTTGGCTTTTTCTTAAAAACCACAAAATTCATTTTTGCTTTAGCCATAGCATTTTATATTATATTTATCATGTATCTCAACTAACTCTTTATATTTAAGCAACCCTCTATTTTCAATAGACCACTTGATCCATTTTTCAATTTGCCTTTCGGCGTATTTTAACCGGGCTACTTTCTTTTCTTTTGTAATATGATCTCTACTACTCGGTCGCATTCTTTTTGATTTTGTGGTTTGAATAATACATATCCAGGAAATTGCTCTGTCATTAATTTTTTAAATAGCTTCCATCTAATTGGAAATGATTCATTGGGCCTTCCTTTACACTCTATTATAAAGTCTTCGCCTATAAAATCAGGTGTATACTTTATTGGCAATATTCTTTTGCTGCCTCTATTTGTAAAATCACCTTTGCTATTTGCTTGCCTTTCATAACTTTCGTTTTCAAAATGAAAACCATTGACTAAAACAAAAGTTTCTCCTTCATATTTTGATCTGATTTTAGCTTTTTTTAAAGCCATATACATATATCGTTCTAAACCTGATGCAAAATTATGCCCGTCATAACTAATTTTTTTAGCAACAACGGGCCCTCTTTTTTTACTTTTTCTTCTCATTTATCTATTGTAACATTGATGTCACCTGGATAACGGTCGTAAGATTCTTCTTTATCTTTAATATAACATTCTTCAATCTCTTCTCTAAGAACCATACGAGCTTTCTCGATATAGTTGACAGCATCCATAAGCTCTTCTTGTAAATGATTTAGCCAAGTATCAAGTGTTTGTTCATCTTCGTGCAATGTAACACCATACTTTTTAAACCCAACATCAGAGCGTGACATTATTTTATTTACTACTTGTTTGATTATCTGGTCTCTCATTATATAGTATCTTTTACAAATGTACCATTTTTCATTCTACCAGTTCTATTAGATATTTCATCATAAGCAGACTGAATACAGCTTTCAATGTCTGTGCCGACAAGATGGGCGAGATTAGTGAGAACAACAACACTATCACCAATAGCGTCAATAATATTATCTTTGTCATCTTTAAGTAAGGCCTGTGCCAATTCCCCTGATTCTTCATATAATTTAATTAATTGTGTTTTAGGATCTCCTTTATCATAGATCCCACGCTCTTCTGCCCAGTCTCTAATGAGTCCAAATATGTTTTCTTTGTTGTACGTCGTGTCTGCCAAAAAAGCCTCATAAAAAGCTTTATTATAAATGTAGCAACGATCGTCTTTATACATTGAAGTTTTTGCATTTGCTAAAATCCATCGTCTTGACTCTTCTGTTAATTCAAATTCGCCAAGACTTGTTGTCCATTTAAATCCATCATTATCTAATAATAAATCTGCTAAATCTTTTCTAGCACATGGAAATGTTGAGGTTTGTTCGGTTGAGTTTACTTTCATATCTGATTTAAATAAATTTTTATATAATTTTCTGTCAACTTTATACCCATAAGACTTTTGAAGTTCTATTTCCTTCTCTGATATATAATCTATATCTTCAGAAGAATCAAGAACTTCATACTCATCAGGCTTATAGCCCTGCGCCAGCGTAACTCTACTATTTAAATTACGTGTTACACCAATTTTTTTACCGGGGATATGATAAATATAATACATTATTATTTTTTATTTAATATTTTTTCAATTATTTTTTTGCTTTTTTTTGACAACCATTCTCCTGGATAATTATTTTTTTGCATCCATAATTTATCTTCCGACTGAGAGTGGTGCTTTGATTGGTTCGTGGTGTTCATAATTATTTAATTTAATCATACTATGCGAAGGTATAAATAAAAAGTTATTTGCTCCGCGTTTTATATCTAACCCAAAATCAATATCAACAGTTGGTAAATCGTATTTACTCCGTGATAATTGTAATTCAGCTTGTTCAAGATGATTATTATATAAATGACAATCCCCTAAACTACCTATTAATTGCCCAGGCTCATAACCTAATCCTTTAGCAAGCATTTCTAATAATAAACCATACATTACAATATCGTATGGCAATCCAAGAAATACATCAGCTGACCTTTGTTGCCACATTAAGGATAACTTGCCGTCATTAATATAAACTTGAAAACCGTAATGGCAAGGAGGGAGAGCCATATCATCCAAATCAATAGGGTTCCAAGCTTGAACCATATGTCTTCTTGAATACGGAGCCTCCTTGATGCCGATAATAAGATTCTTAAGCTGATCAACCCCACCAAAATCGCGCCACTGCTTACCGTACACAGGACCCAAGGTACCATCTGTTCTGCCAGACCTGTCATAGTCAGGATTCCAGTAAGTAACGCCGTGATTATTGAGATACTGAATATCTGTGTACCCAGATAATATCCATAATAATTCTGTAACCGCATTTTTAAAATATACTTTTTTAGTTGTTAGTATTGGAAAACCAAGGGACATATCATGGCGTATCATTCTACCAAACACACTTTTAGTGCCCGTACCAGTACGATCTTCTTTGTTTTTACCGCCATTGAGTACACCACCTAATAGCCCTAAGTATTCATCTTCTATATTTATCATAATAAAATTTACACATTAAAAAATACTCCTGCCATATATTATCTTTTGTATAAACAGTAGGTGTTAAATTAACTTTTTTATAGTTAGGTTGAAAAGCTATACCAATACGCCATTCGTCACATATAAGGCCTTTTTTATTTGCTATAGGGGAAATTATAACTCCATTATCTAAACAAGCCTTATGCCAAGCCAATTCGTCTCTGGTTGGCATATAATCCGGCATTGGTTCATGCTTCTTTTTAGCCATCTATTCCCAAGGCATTAATTCATTTTCCATATTAACTGGTTGATGAGGTACAAAGCAACCTGATCTAGGCTCCCATTTAAAGTGTGCCTCTGCACCATTCTCGCCTAAATTTTGAAATTTAACTTTTAGTATTTTAGCTTTAACTGTTTTTTCTTCATAATTACGGTGCACTAATATACCATGATAACTCGCATCGTACCATTCACCTCCGCCTTTGATATTATACATAGTTGGCTCTTCAATCCTACCATTTGCATCTTTATACATTTTAGTAGGGTGAGCAACTACAATAACTAAAACATCATATTTTTTAGCAAATATTTCAATTTTAGTAAGATATTCCATTGTATATCTATTAACATCCTCAGTCTTAGCATCAACATCTCTGACTTTATTAAATGGGTCAATAACTAAACATTTAATGCCTTTGCGTTTTACAAGCTCCGCACCTTTTCTCAATACTGATTCAAGAGTATATCTTTCCATATCAATAAAGAAAAAGTTATCATTAACGTGATTAGCTACTTGATTCCACTTATCAGTGCCTATATCTGATTTGCGAGGCATATCCTGCCACACTTTTCGCATGAGTTTGTGAGCATGCAGATATGTCGGAGCATTTTCAGGTGAAGCAAATGCTGCTTTCCAGCCATAATTTTGGTTATATCCCACAACCATTTGGTCGACAAAATCACTTTTACCGGAAGAAGGTATACCAGTAACAGTAATAAATTGGCCAGTATATGTGGAAAATATTTCATCAAAATTTGGAAGTCCAACTTGAAAGCCAGGTTTAAAGCCATTCTGAACGAAATCTGTG